AGGGATTTCTGACATCTTCAACCTCTCGCCCTGTGGTGGGCGGCAACCATGAAATCTATTCTAGATGCTGTCCTGTGAATCGCGCAATATTCATGCAGCAATCCCGACAGCGGCAAGCAATGCGCGCGAGTCTATCTCGTCGATGATCTCGAGGATGGCGATAATCTCCTCCTCCTCGCGGGCGAAGATCTCGACGACCTTCGAGGCGACCTCGACCTCCTCGCGGATGCGCGACTCGCGTTCGATGCGTGCCACCTGCTCGCGCAGTTCATCAAGCGACGCGCGGGCGGCCTCGTACTCCGTCACCAGCTCGCCAAGGCGCTGCGCCGATTCAGACTGCGCCTTCTTCAGCACGCGCTGCGCCGCCTTGACCTGCTCGGCCACCTCTTCGGTGCGCAGCGACTCCTCGAACCTGGCGCGCTCGTTCGCCCAGCCGCGGCGCTTGGCCGTCTTGCCGGGGCCGCCGCCTGCAAGCTGCGTGATGTTGGCGATCAGCTCAACGGGGAATCCCGTGATGTTGTACGCGCCCGGCGTCGTTTGCAGTACGAACTGCCCCGCGGTCGCCTTCTCAAGATCGACGGGCGAGCCGGTGATGTCGTAATCGCCGGGCGTCGTCTCAAGTGCGCGCCCCAGCAAGAGCGAAGGCGAGCTGCCCGTGATGTCATAGTCGCCGGGCGTCGTATCCAGCGCGCGGCCGAGCAGCGTCTGGGCGTCAGCTCCGGTTAGGTCGTAAGCACCAGGCGTCGTATCGACCAGACGGCTCGCCAACAACGACGGCGAGCTGCCGGTGATGTTGTAGGCGCCGGGCGTGGTGTCGAGGGAGTAAGCGGTGACGGCAGCCGCATCAAGCGGAAAGCGCGTCCGTTGCGACTGGAAAAGCTGCCAAGGATTCGCGGTTAGCGCGAGCGCCTCGACGGGCGAGATGGCGCGCTCCCAAGCAGCGCCCATCGTGAAATGCCCGTCGAACGACTGCGGGAAGGCGTTGCCAAAATACAGACGCACGCCAGGGTTGGTTGGCGCATTCGACGTGCTGTTGATGAACGCGCCGTTGGCGTAAAACGAAACGTCGTTTCCAGAAATGGTGACCAAAACGGTCTGCGTTTTTCCGACAACCGCGCCGGCGGTCCACGTAAATCGGTAAGCGCCGCCCCAGAAGACGCGAAGATCGCCCGTTGTCGTCTGGTTTAACGAAAGACGAGGGCCGCCTGCATTAAGCGCAGTTGACGCCCACTGCGTAACGCCTCGACCGTTTGCGGTCGTCGCAAGACTGAGCGGATGGTACTGGATCAGGAACGAGAGGTTAGTGGCGTTCGAGGTCGTCGGCGCCGTGACCGCGCCGTCCGCCGCCTGCTGCCTGACGCGCCACGTCGTCTTAGACTCAACAACCGAGAAATCAACCGTACCCTGAATCAGCGTCCGGTTGCTGTTCGACAGGTTGATCGGCTCGATACCGCCCGCCGCGTTGACGAGCGCGGTCAATCCCTCAGTGAGATGCGAGCCAGAGAGACTGCGCGTGCTCGGCTGGCTCTGATTGACCTTCGGCAGAATAATCATGCGATGTCGTACTTGATGCCGACGTACTCAAACGAGTTGGTGTTGATGGCGTTAGTTCGCAGCGCGGCGCCCGTATTTTGCGCCACGTACAAACCCCAGAACTTTGGCACAACGCCGCCGAACAAGGCCGCGACGGAGAACGGGAGGACGAAATATTGAACGTCAGTCGTGGCCGCAGGCACGTTGATAGCCGCTCCCAGACGCAACGCGTTGAGAATGCCGACGTTAGTTAGCGTCTCCGCGCTGTCGGTTCCGTCGAGAACGTCGATCGCGGTTGTCGCAAGCGACGTATCCGCGCCGTAAACGTAGACCAGAATTGAGGTATTCGCCGTCGGTGTCGTGCCGACCGAGACGCTTCCGCTTACCAGAACATCAACGTATTTGTTCGTTGTGTTGTCGACCTGGCTCGACTCTCGACCAGCGACAAACGTCGCGGAGCTGGCGAGCGCCGAGAGGTCCATTGTAATGGCGGTATTGCTTGAATAATTGACTGTCGACGTTGCCATTTAGCTCGCCCTCGCCTGCATAACGTCTTGATAGCTAACGTCCCGCCCGATGGCGACCACGGAGCGAGAGAGCAGCGCCGCGGCAAGCCCGCTGGCGCCGTAGATGGCGTCGTATTCGGCTTGCGTAATGACGCCCGTCACGACCCAGCCGCTGAACGCCTGCAATATCGCCTGCTCTTCCGTGTGAATCAGCGCCTCAGACCCGCTCACGATCAGGTCGAGGAACACTTGGCAGCTCGCCTGCACCGCTTCTGGCTGCTGGCTGTCGGTCGCCGCCGCCTGAATGCGCACGCGAGGACCGCCCGCCGCCCAGAGCATCGCAGAGCCCACGGTGATCGGCTTGTAGCCCGCCTCGCTCGGCGTGTTGAGCGCGACCGCGATCGCGTATGCGCCGTCTGATGTCTGCGGCTGAGACGAAAGCGCTGGATCTGCGACGATCAGCGCGTTGATGGCTTGAGCTTCTTGTGGTGTCAGCATGGCTTAAACCAGCGTGAACATCGCGCCGGGCGATGTGGTGCTAAAGCGCAACGTGAAGGTCTCGCCTGCGCCGACCAGCGTGATGCCGGGGCTGCCGTAATCGAACCAGGCGATCAGCGGATCATTAGCTGCCGTATCGTTGTACAGAACGGCATAGCGGAAGGGTCCGAAGCCTGCGCCTGAGCCCGTCCATACGATCTCGGTGCCGCTCACCGTCGTGGTGCCCGACACTTCGGCGATCGTGATCGTCGTCGTCTCGCCGCCGGTCGTATAGCCGCCGCCGTTCGCGATCTGCGTGATGTCGGTCAGGATGGTGTTAGCCGCCGTTGGCGCGCTGTTCGTAAGCACGACCTTGAACGTATTAGCGTCAAAGTCGTGAACACCGCGGACTAGCTGCTCGGAGAAGTCGTTAAATTTATTCCAGGCGCTTGTTGCCATCAGCCCACCTCAACGCCGACGATGCGGCCTTTCTCGCGCACAATGCGCTTCGGTTTGGATATTGCCGCAATCGCGGCCTCTGCGTTCTTCTTGTTCGACTCGACGAGCGACTTAATCGCCGACTGGATCTCATCGCTGGCGCTCACGAGCTGCTTAGCGGCGTCGCTCAAGAACTCCTCCGCCGCCTTCAGCTCTCGCATCTGCTCGCTCATCTCGACCATCTCGCCTGCCGCGCGTTGTGCCGCGTTGAACTTCATGGCGGTGTCGATGCGCAGGTTCTCGAGTTCGAGTAGCCGCTTCTCGCGTTCGATTTCGTCCTCCTCGTCCTCTTCCTTCTCCATCTCCTCGCCCTCCCCTATTGCCAACATGATCGCAGGCGGGCGTTCGGCAGGCATTGCAGGAGCAGGGGAGGGCGCCACACCTTGCAGCTTGGCAAGCTCCGTCGCCGTCTTGGCCTGCGTCAGCTCGGCGTCGGCGATGGTGTTGAGCACGTCTGCGCGCGCCTTCTCTGCCTTGGCAACAGCCTCCTCGGCTGCGGCTTGCAGGTAGATCGAATTGGGATCGGTCGGCTGCTCCTGACCTGCGAGCGCTGCCATCTCCTCAAGTTCGGTCTCGGTCGGCTTCACAACGCCCATGCTAACCAGGCGCTTGCGGAAGAAGTCGCGCACGTCGGCGATGCCGTCGGCTTCCATGTTCATCATCGAGAGAGCCTGCAATACCTGCTGCGTCTCGGGGTCTGACGTGATCGACATCATGCCGGTGAGGGCGCGCACGGTCGCCGCCTTCTGGCTGGAGCTGGACGGCCCGACATCCGCCACCACGTCGAACTTGGCGCGGGAGAGGTCGTTGTCGAGTTCCAGACGCCCCGTCTCCTCGTCCACCCGCGGGCGCATGAGGACAACCTGCTGCATCTCGCCCGCGGAATCGACGCCCTTCATGGCGCGGTCCTCCTCAACGTAGACCTCCTGCGCCATCGACAGCCAGATCTCGCCGCAACGCTTCATCGCCTTGGCGAAGTTCGAGACGTAAATGAACGTCTGGTTATCCAGCCGCTGCTGGATCATCTCGACGGCTTTGCCAGAGATGTTCGAGACGATCTTGTCGGCTTCGCCCTGGTTGCCGAGAATGTCCTGCATATCAACTTCGGTGAGCTGCAAGAGCGCGGCCATTGCTGGCGGAATCTGCGGGCTTCGGGTGTAGGCGACGGGGCCTGCGGCTTGCTGGCTGCCGTCGGGCGTCGTGATCGGGTTGATGAGCAGGTAAGGATAATTCTTGAGGTTATCCTCCGCCCACTGGATCTGATGCCCTGCGACCTGCTCCGGCACCATGATCGGCTTCTCGACGCTCGAGAGCGCCGAGATCTCGCCGAGCTTGGAGAGCTGCATGTTCTTGAGCCGCTGCGCGTCCTTCGCCAGGCGCACGTGGCCCATGCAGCGCTCGACGTTATCAACAAACCAGCGCTTGCCGAAGACCGGCACGATCGGAATGCACGTGCCTGCGATGTAGCCGCAGTCCTCGAGCACGCGGCCGCCGGAGAGAATGTACTTGTGAACGCGCCGCTTCTTGATGCGCCGCTGACGTACCTCGGTCGAGCCAATGGCGAGCAGCGTTGCTTCCAGCTCCTCGTCCGCGTCGAAGTCCGCCTGCGTGTAGCGCTCCTCGTTGCCGCCGATGTCGCGCCACATGCGCAGAAGCTCGGACACCTCCTCGACGACGTAGTACTCGGCGACATACACCACGTCGGGCGTATCCCAATCGAACTCCGTCTGCTGGATCTCCTTCGGCCAGTCGGACGGACTATCGCCGTACTGCGCCTTGTACGCCTTGCGCGTCATGGACGACACGACAAAGCAGTGCTTGGCGTCCGCCTTGTCCTGGCGCTTGGAGTCGAGGTCGAAAAACACGGACGAGTCAGCGTCATAGATCGGCTCGATCATAATGCGCTGATGTTCGTTCTCGGGGTCGTACTCGTCCTCGTAGCACGTCCGCAGCCGCCAGGCACCGAAGCCGCCGCCGACCGCCTCCTCGAAGGCGTTGTCGTACGCCTCGTTTGCGACGCTATCCTGCTCGTCCGCACGGAACAGCATGTCGCAGGTATCGGCAAGGCGATCATTGATCGCGCCGTCCTTAGCAACAAAGTCGACGGTGACGCGCGAGTTTCGGTACTCGTTGATGATGCGGATGACAGCGAGGTGAACCTTGTTGACCTCAAAGCGCGGCTTGTTCTCGAACTGGTAACCGAGCGGGCCTTCCCATTGCGCCCCGCTGATCGAGTAGAAGCGCCGATCCTGCAAGCATTGCAGCCGCTCGTCCCGCAGAGCCGACTGGATGTCGTCAAACTGCGACATCGCCTCTTGATGGAGCTTGTCGAGACGCTCGCTCTTTGTCATTCGGACCATTCGGTCACCATCGGTTGGCTATCGGAATCGGCGTCACCACGGCGGGCGTGGCTGAGACCTTCGCCCGGCGCACGCCCTCGAGCGCATATCGTAGCGCATCTATGC